TTAGCACTAGAAGAGTTACTAGAAGATGTTGAAACTGTACTTGAAGATAATGATCCTTTAACGTATACAGATTCAACAGGAGCGTCTCAATCTACAGCTAAAACTACAGTTTTAAGCGTAGATACAGACGAAGGTGTTTTGGAGCCTCTCGGTGTCGGAGAAGTCATCGTAGAGATTCAATACTAGAAAAAGCTTAAGCTAAATAAATATTTAGTACGGCTCTTTCGGAGAATAATAGGAGAAAATAATGGCATTTCATTTTAGTAGAGATACCAAGGTATTTATGAAGTTCAAGGGTCTTGCAGACGGGACTAAAGATGCACTTTATGAATTACCAGTACTAGACGGGTACTCCTTCAGTCAGGCAACTAATAGTTCAGAGATTACTTTGAATGAAGCTGCTGACTCATCAGGCAACAGTAAAAGAGGTAGAGCTATGTTCAACGATTCTTTTGCACCTGCAGAATGGAGTTTCAGTACTTACATGAGACCAACTACTTCCGGAGCGGGCAATATGTTTGCATCAAATGGTGCAGCTGGAGCCAATAAGAAGTTTGCGGTAGAAGGCCCATTATGGGCTGCTATGTCAGCAACATCTTATGCACTTGGAGCAGGGTCATCAGATGCAATCACAGAGGCTTCATTTGAGCCGAATGTATTTAACTTTCAGAACTCAAATAAAGCAGCACTCGGAGTGTTTGACTTGTACTTTGTACTTGGAGCAGCAAAAGATACTGCTACAAGTCTGTACACAACTGGAACAGAAGGCGTAACAGTATACAAAATTTCTGATTGTTCAGTAGGTTCAGCATCAATTGATTTTGATATTGAAGGACTAGCACAAGTTGCTTGGTCTGGACAAGGAAAGAAAATTAAGGAAGTGGTTCAACTAAAAACTACAGCTGGAGCAACATCTCCTGCAGTAGCTGGGGAAGAGTCCACTACCAATGGTTTAGTTAATGAAGGAATTTCAAGTACTTCAAACTATATTAGACAAAAGCTTACATCATTAGCAATTGCTTTTGATTTAAGTGACTCAACAGGAGCAGGTGAGGCAAGTGATGGAGAAGATCAATTACTAGCTGATAAAACCTATAATGTTGTTTTAACTGGTGGTAATATTACGATTGAAAATAATCTAACTTACCTAACACCAGAAACTCTAGGGTCTGTTAACCAGCCTCTAGGACATGTAATGGGAACTAGAAGTATTTCAGGTAACTTTACCTGTTACTTAAATAATGTTGCAGACGGTTCAATGGACTTATTAGAAGACCTACACGAAGCTGACGACATTATTACTAATAGTTTTGATATGACATTTAGTATTGGCGGTAGTGCATCTACTCCAAGAGTTGATGTAGCAGTCCCAAATTGCCATCTTGAATTACCAACTCACACTATTGAAGATGTGATTGGTGTAGATGTTAATTTCCACGCGCTGCCTACTGATTTATCTTCAGCTACAGCTAGCTCAAGTGCTAACGAAATTACCCTTACATATACATCATAAATAAACTTAACGGTGGGCAGGATAACCCTGTCCACCTTTTTTAGGAAAAAATAAATGAACGATACAGTAAAGAAAGAGCCTGTAAAAGCAGTCTCTCTAAAGAGTCTAATGACTCCAACAAAAACAGTAGAATTTGACTACCCTGGCTGTGAAGGTTTCAAAGTAAAGCTTTGTTACCTTGCTAGAGAAGAACTCATAAAATTAAGAAATCGTTGTGTAAATCAAGTTTTCAATAAAAAGACTAGAAGTTACGAAGAAGAAATGGACGATGAAAGATTTTTAACAGAGTACACTAAATCAGTTATTAAGGGCTGGTCAGGTTTTAAACTTGGTTTTGCGAAAAATATGTTACTATTAGGAGATTTAACTCCTGAGCAAGAAAATCAAGAGTTAGAGTTTTCACAAGAAAATATAGAAGTACTTATGAAAAACTCAGGTGACTTTGATAATTGGGTAACAGAACAAGTTGGTGACTTAGAAAATTTTACGCAGAGCAAGTAGCCTGGGCACTTGCACAGATAGAAAGAGTTTTTAATAATAACATTTCTGTAGAGGCATATCTACAGATGTGTCATCAATTAGGACAAGACCCAG